AATGGAGTCCCGGTTGACAACGGACGTATAATTAATACTATGTTGTCTGGACCTCATGCTTTCCTAGCCGCGAATGAAGCATCTTCAGTGTGTTTAGAGGTGCCTTTTTATTGTAATACAGATTATGCAAGTTTAGATGTTTTACCTAGTAATATGACTCAAACCCCAGATTTTTGCCAACGTAATTCAAATTTTTCAAATTTAACTATAATAGTACTTAATCCACTTTTAGCGCCAGATTCATCTTCAACATCTCTATCTTATGTGATTGAAGCAGTTTTTCAACACTTAGATTTGAAAGTTCCTTTCCCAGGTTTGTCGACGTGGACTGCGACGGTTCCAACAGTACTAAAGGAAGGTCAGTCCTTTCTAGCTAAAGCTGGAACAAAGATGATTGATAGTACCTTTGGTATAACTAAGAACTTAGTTAGTGATGGATTAGACAGCTTGAGAGGTATTGTAAGACGATATACTGGTTTACACAATCCCAATGTAGCTTCATTAGATAGTAGGATGATTATGACTAATCGTAATTATCTAAACGTAGTAGATTCAGCAACTTGTATAGAAAAATTAGATCCTTATTCATGTGTAGATAGAATAGTTCAAGAACCATCTTTTCATACTGCAGTCGATGAAATGCAAATTTCAAATATTATAGCAAAACCACAATATTTAGGAACATTTACAGTGTCAACAACAGACAATGCAGGTGCTCTGTTATTTTCTGGACCCATTTGTCCCTATCAGGGAGGAAACAATAATTCATTGTGTATAACTAATAACATTGAGTTAATGTATCTTCTCAGTAGAGCTTGGAAAGGAGATATGACGTTGCACATACAGTCATCTATGAATAATAAGCAAAACGTGAAATTGAAAGTTATAAAACTGTATGTACCGCCTACAGATTGTGTTACAAAATACCCAACATTAGGAACAGTAGTAAATGCCCCATCAGATTTAATAGAATTTACCCAAGGAAATCAAGTAGCAGATACTCATTTACCATTTTTGTCAAGGAATAGTTTAGTTTATAATACTAGAGATTATCAAGTAGCGACACCTTTTGGAGTAGGTATGTATTATGTTTATTTAGCACAACCTATGGTAGTAGGAGATTCTTCACCCACCTCTTGTGAATTTAATATTTATATGTCATGCGATAATAATTTTACATTTTATGGATATTCAACAGAAGTAGGAAAACCAGAAAGACAATATACAGCTCCGCCTCCACCACCTACAGAAGTAGTACAACCAAAAGTAGGACAGTCAGCCGTGATTATGAATAGACCATCAGAACCATCTCAGCTACTGAAACATACCGGAAAACAAGAGGATATAGACGATTCAAGATTAGTACCCTTAGTAGATTTAAGACCATTAATTAGAAGATTTCAGTTTAATAGATCAGGATCAGTAGTAATAGATGAGGTAACTGGTTTTGTCAATTTAACAATACCTCTATCCTCGTTTATAGGAGAGACTTTTGAAGATAGATTCGGAGCCTCAGTAGCAATAGTGCCTCATATGTTTTATGGAAAGCAGTGTGGTCTGAAATTTAAATTAGTAGTAGCCGGAAGTTCATACGTAAATGTCAGTTTTATTCCACCTAATATCACAGCAAACACAACAGGAGTAACAAGATTCCAGATAGCTAAACCAGTTACAACTCAACCAGGATATTGGTATAACTTACCGCCAGGCAACATAAACCCAGGAATGTACCCAGTCAATCAACAAGAGTTTCCCAGTACGTGGGCTTTTGC